CTGCGCTCCAAGTTGAGAGCCTATATTGGTAAAGCCAGCGGCTGCCTGTGCTTGGGTAATGCCCTGAGCCGCAAGGCTCATTGCGTTCTGCTGGTTAAGAGCAAGGTTCTGCCTGCCTGCTTCACCTTGGATTTGAGAGGCTTGAACCTTCTGCTGGATAACGCTTGCAGCGGTATTTGGATCAAGAAGATGATGAACCATATCTTCTGAAGTAAGCCCAAAGTTCTGTTGCAACTGCTGTTTAATAAATGGATCTGTTGCAGTCACAGCATCGGTAGCAGCGGTAACGCGCTGTTGTACTTCCGCTGGCGATAGGTCACTTCCCATGAGTTGACCAAAGTATGATTGATCCATCAATGGCGAACTAGCACTAATGCCTGCGCGAGCCATAACAGCCTTATATGAATTTTCCGTGCTGATGTAATCAGCCGGTGAAAGCGGTGTAAGGCCAGCTTTTTCACGCGCTACGTTTCCTGAGAAGCGTGTGTTCCAAGCAGTAGCCAGTGCTTTAATTGCAGGATCGTTTGAATTAGCAGATGCTGGATCTTCGATCAATGCCTGAATAGTTGCTGAGTCATAATTCTTGGCAACCAAGCCGTAAATTGCATTGCCAATGGCACCAGTAGTATCTAGTCCGTAACCAGACAATACGCTTGTAACAAGTTGTAAAGCGTTCTGGCTAACTCCCATATCTACTTTAGTTGTAGATCCATCTGACCAAATTTGAAATACATTGCCGTTAGCGTCAGTGTAAGAACCTGTGACAGTTTTTGCTGGTGGAACAACAGGCGGGACGACTGGTGGAACAACTGGTGGAACAACTGGTGGAACAACTGGTGGAACGACTGGTGGAACGACTGGTGGGACAACTGGTGGGACAACTGGTGGGACAACTGGTGGAACGACAGGCGTGGTAGCGGTTGCTGCTGTCGCAATCCGACGCTCCATTTGAGTATCTGTCATTGCAGGAGCCGGTGCGGTTACAGTTGGTGTTGCTGCTGCCCTTGCGGCTGCTCCTGCTTTAGCGCGATTTAGCGCAGAGCGTTCGCTAGGATCTAATTCATCAATGAGTGCCATTACCCGCCAACCACCATTCCAAAGTTACGAAGAAGTTGAGTTGCTGTATCCATAAGGCTGTTACGAGCATTGGTTGTTTGCAACCATTCTGGGCGAGCCTTAACTTGCGAAGTAAACTGATCCAACGTGGTTGGGTTTGTTCCATCACCTTGCAAGGCTTTTGTGACCAATGAGCCAAGACCAGTAGTATCGCCAAGTTTTACACTATCTGGCGAAACTTCCAAGAGGTTAGATACTGCGCTTGTATATGGACTTGCCAACTGAGATACGCTGTAGCCATTGTTAATCTGATCGGCAAATGGCTTATACATGTTTGCTGCTTGAGCGCGATAAAGCGCTTGCTCTGACTCAACCGTTGTATAGCCTTTGGCAATAGCATCAGCGGCATTGGTAAAGTAATCAGAACCGGGATTGTTAACAGACCCAGCGGCATTTGTCCATGTTGCGTTTGCGCCTAAGTACATTGGAGAAACTCCATATTGAGCAGCGTAACTTCTAAGAGCTGCGGCATTAGCCGCGAGCGTACCACCAACGGTAGTAACTCCATTATTAGCAATTGCCTTAATGCTTGAATGGTTAGCCACATATCGATCAATAACTGTTTGATCTGGCGTGTTGTTGTAATACTGAGTAAAGTATTGATTGATTGGATTGTTGGCATCTTTGAAAGCAGCGTCAATTGCATTTGGATTTGAAAGATCCAAAGCAGCGCCAAATACCGATGGATCTAATCCCTGTGCCAACGCAGAGTTTTGCAGAATCTGCAACTTGTCGTTGTATTGCTGCGCCCATGCTTGTTTGTTACCATAGTAGGCAAGTTCGCTATCACGGATAGACTGACCAATAGACTGCCAGTTTTTACCATTGTTGTAAGCCTGAACAGAATCTGTAAACTTTTGAGCAGACCAGTTGCCAGCAATTGCTTGGCTGAGAATGTCGTTCATCCATGGCGTAGCAAGTGCCATTGCGCCAATAGCGCCGTATGAATTTGCCCATTGTTGACGTTCTAAAGTGTCTTGTCTTGTGTCAGCGCCAGAACCTAAAACACCTTTAGATGCTGTGGCTGGAGCTGGCTTGCCAGTTGTAATTGCTGTTGTATCAGCCATTATACGATCCCTTGAATTGATCCGCTAGGTTCTGAAGCGCACCCATATATGTATTCATAATGTTGTATTGTTTCGCTTCGCCAGTGCCACGAATGATATTGGCTATAAAATCTGCTGGGTTAACGCCCGCAACAAGTTGCGTTCCAGTGGAAACTAAAGGCTTTCCGGTCTGGCTTGAGTATTGCAACTGAGCGCTATATTGACCTGTATTGGCGCGCTCAGCAGCCAACAACTCAGCCCCATAATTCTTAATTTCGTCTGCTGTTGCGTTGCGACCAAGCAACTGCTGCATTGTTCCATTGATAATGGAAGTAATATCTGGTTGAGAAGTTTGGGTAAGATCGGTGATCGTTGTGGTTTTAGGCTGGTACTGGAAAGCATTAGTTCCCGTTCCGCCTTGGTTCATTGCTGCAATAAATGCTTTTAACTGATCGCTTGTCTGTGGCATTGCTGCTGCGCCTTGTGAGCTTGTACCTGTGGCCATTATAGCTTCGCCGTTACCCTTCTAAACACTCCGTTAATAACATTAACAAGATTTGGATTTTCTGCTGCCGTTGCATCAAGGTATGCGTTCCAAGCGTTCAGCAAAGTTGAATGTTGCGCAGTATTCTTGTTATTTACCACTGTCGCTGCAAGCATAGGCTTGAAAGCCTGATAGTCGTTAAGCAAGGTTGCAATACCTTGACCCTGTGCATCGGTTGGCATTTTGCCAGCCTTCTGCAAAGCCTCAAAGCCTGCAAGGGCTTTATCGGCGTTGACCACGCGGGAGATGCTGCTGTAATCTTCAAACCATGTTGGGTTTGTAGCAGCGTAACTCTGAGAATATGCGTTCCAAGCATTAGTTGCTTGGGTGACAGCCATTGTGTTGCCAGACTCACGGGCTTGCTTTACATACTGCAAGTAGCCCTGATATACATCGTTTACATCTGACCAACCGCTGGCAACATAGACAGCGTTCATAAACTCCTGTGGAGTTTCGCGAGAACGCAGGCCAAGTTGCAACATGCGATTTTCTATTTTGGACACGTTACCGCCAGAGGTTCCCTGTGGCATAAGATAACCAGCCGCAGCACCAAACTTTGGATCAAGCCAAATGTTTTTATTATTATTGAGCCAAGACTCAGTAGCGGCAGAGAGTGCTGGATTTGCGCCATTCATCAAATCGTTGGTTGAACCAACAGTGTAGGAAACAGCCTTTGATCCATGTTCTGCTTGGAACTTAGCAAGCGCTTCTGCAAGAGTGTACTTGTTACCAGTATTTGGGTTTTTTGCATTAAGAAGGTTTAAGTATTCTGAACGGAAACTTTGAAGATCCTTAGTGTAATAATCATTGGTAACATTTGGCGAGATAGGCAAGAAGAACGATAGCAAGCCCTTAACGATAAGGTTTGATCGAGCATTGTTTTCAACGCGATCCATCAACTGCTGCTGCGTTGCGGCAGGCAATGCCGTGAAATTGTCTGGCAAATCGCCATGGTAATAAGCGGCTGCAATAGCAGAGTTGATTGAGTTAATAACGTTTGTCTGGGTCTGATCCATGGTCATAGCATCAAAGATGTTACGAATGGATGTATTAGGAAGCAACGCTTCTTTAAGAGTAGTTGGCGGATAGCCACCGCTGGCTAAGTCTGAAAGACCCATAAGAACTGGGAATTTCTTAGCCAATTGCTCAAGAGCAATGTTGCCAAAGGTAGAGGTTCCCGGCATTTTAATTTCTGGCAAGACCGTGTTAAGCGACGATGTATTGCCAGTTACTGATGTTGGAAGACCGGCAAAGGACTGCAAGCCAAGTGCGCTAAGACCACGGCCAAGAGAGTTACCAAATTCGCCGGCTAATGGGTAAACAATGTATTTGTTGCCGTTAGCATCGGTGTGAACAAAGCCCGGATTGTTTAGACCCTGATGGATCATCTGAAAATCTCTGAAAGCCTGTGGGTCAGATATGACCAAGCGACCAACACGCTTCATTGCTTGTTCCTGAGCAAAGTAGAACGGAAGCAAGTTACGGTGCAGAACCGCAAACTGTGAACGTAGGGCAGGGTTGTGAATAGTTGGGAGCATACGCTCTGTGCCACGTAACGCAGCTAGGCGTACAGCCTGATCCTCGTCTAGCAAGCCCTTGGCTTTCATTGTGTCAGCATCGCGCATTGCTTCGTTAAAGAAGTGAGCAAAGAGTGGCTGACGTGAGATAAAGTCCATAACTGGGTTAACGAATGTGCGGTAACCCACTTCTTCTGCGCGCTGTAAAGCGTTGTCGATTGTTGGCCGTGCTCGACGGCCCAAGATCATAATTGGCTTTGAAGCAGTATCAATCTTGGAAAGATCGGTAGCCATTGTGTTCTTGCCATTGGCAACATTCTGCAAAAGGTCTTCGTGGATAGTTTTATCTGCACCCTTAACAACGCCACGCATCTGAGCAACCTGTGCGCTAGCAAATGACTCTGGTGTGGCCAAAGCCAAGCCGTCCATGTTGCCACGGTACTGACCGTAATTTTCAACATTCTTGATGCGCTGCATGTGCGCAGAAGTTACGTTGTTCCAAATATCCTCAGAAGACATATCTGGGAATTGCTTTTTGATGCTGAGATAGTCGGCTGCAATGTCACGATGAAATTCGCTTTGGGCTAACTTTGAGAGATTTTGCGCCCAGTACATGTTGTAATGAGGATCCATCTCGGTCAAGCCAGCAAGTTCTTCTCCCGGCTTTTTGCTGTGACCAAATCCCTGTGAAAGCCAGTCAACATTTTGACGAGCTGCCGAAAGGGCAGATGCTCCATGATCGGCTGCAATGCCATCTGGCAAGCCTTCGCTACCTACTGAGAGGTGGAAGCGGAGCATATTGATCGCCTTCTGGCGAACCGAGTAAGGCATGATCTTGCTTGTAGCAAACTGATCTGCCGCCCAACCTAGTGGATGGATGCGAGCTTTAAGATCCATTGCTTCTTGGATGGCGCTATTGTAAGCAGCCTTGCTGCCAATTGCTTTTGAGGCAGCGTTGTAAAGGTCCTTGTAATTTTTTTCGCGAGTAGCCAAGTCTTTTGTGACTGCGTTCTCGGTAAGAATGTCGTTCTTCTGATCGATCTTCGCCCACTCTTCGGGAGTGAGGCTTTGAGCAAGTGCGTCGGCAGTCTTACTTGCTTCACCCTTGAGCAACTTTTGATAGCCGTAGCGACCAGCAGCATCTTCGATGATATTCGCTAGATAAGAACCAAATCCTTTGCGGATGACTTGATGTAGCGCCTCTGCGCCAGATACACGAAAACCAAAGCCAGTTGAAAGCAGGGTTAGCGGTGCAAAAATTTTATTGGTGTAATGTGTAAAAAAGTCATCGGCGTGGTTGTAAAGAATACCGTATGCCTTAGCAGCGCGCATCTGTGTGTGGAGTTGCTTTAAGTCAAGCATTGATCCAAGGTAACGCTGAGATGGGTCAAGAGCGGCGTTGATGTTGCTGCCATCGGCAGCCTTCATGTTGCCAAGTGGCAGGCCATCATCAAATCCATATACGCCATTGGTAACTTCATTACCAAAGACTGCGCGGTGGCCTTGAGATAAAATCTTGTTGAGCATGCTGCCTTCGGCTGGAAGACCCGCTGCTTTAAGAACCTCATAATAGCCTGCGCGTAGCAAAGCACGACGCTCGTTGTCATCGGTAAGCGTCATAATCTTAGTTGCGTATTCCTTGGCAACGCTAGATGGCAACGCATAGTTGAGCATGTTGTAAACAGTTATGCCGGCATTTGGATCACGAAAATCGATCTGATCTGTAGATTGCTTCATCAAATCTTGATTCATTGACAAAGCTCTTGTGCCGGTGAATGTACGCACCTTGGCAGCTAAAGCGTTCATTACATTTTCTGGGAGTTGCTTTGGGTTGCTTGCCCAGATAGGCTTGTTAATCTTATACAGAGCCTCGCCAGTGATAGGATCTTTTTGGATCTGCACTGCTGGCTGCCCAAAAGCATTAGTTGCTTGCTGCATCTGGGTTGTGCCATCGGCGTTTTTGACAATTACGCCGTTCTCATCCTTAACAGGTTCCATCTCTGGCTCTGTAAGGTACTGCTTTTTAGGAAGCAGAAAATTCTTTTCTTCATTGAGATTGGTGCCATACTTTTGCATGATCTTCTCAGCGCCAACCTTGCCACTGAACATTTTGCCAAGTGTGCGAGTTGGGAGAACTAAAGAACCAGTAGGGGTTGCTGCTTGAGCAAACTCATGCGAGAACATTGACTGACCAAAGATATTTAAAACTTCTTTTTCAGTTGTCGCATTTGCTAAAGCATTAGCCAATGGAGTTGTCATGTTGCCATAACGCACTTGAAGCGTCACTGCATCTTTGGTCTTTGCTATGTCCTTAACGGCATTTCTAAACTGCCAGTTAAATGGCGTGTTGTATGCGGTAAGAAGTTCATCGCTTGTTTGAACTGTAGGAGCAACAGCCTTGAGGAAGTTTTCAATTTGAGGGAAACGAGAAGCAATTGGAAGAGTTGCCTTGATAATGGCATTGCCATTTTCATCACGCATGGTAACGCTTTTGCCAGTTTCATCGATTGTCTTAGCCTCAGCTAAATAATCTCCGCCCTTGACCTTGCCGTAGATATTTCCTACGCGAGCAAGTGGATCAGCGGTTAAGTCAAAAGAAGCATCAGCAATACCAGATACGATTTGACCAAAGCCCTTGCTTGTATCTGCTAAAACGCCAAAGCCGGGAACCTGTGAAAGACCGTGGGCAATGTCGCGTCCAAAAGACACGTTGTACTTTGGATCAGAAGACTTTTTAAAAGAATCGTTATATGCAGGAATGACACGACCAAGAATGTTTCTTGTGGCCATTCCGCCTAGAGCAGCGCCTGCGCTTGCTCCTTCAACCAACCCTGCTGGGCCGGCGGCCAAACCACCAATTGCTGCGCCAGCAAGTACGCCAAGCGTACCAATCATGCCAGCACCTGCACCATGGTCAGCCCATAGAGCGTGGATGAACTTGTAATCATTCTGCACTTCTTGCAATGGCTTACTAGCCCACTTTGCAATAGTACCCAAGACTGGGATTTTACCGATAGTGCCGATGACAGAATTGGCAACATCTTTTGTATCTGTCAGGATGCTTTGGAACCAACCCTGAGAATTGTAAGTTTTTAAATGCTCATCAAGAGCTTGCCCCATTGGGGTTACTGAACCAACCGCTCCTACTGTATTAGCAGTATCTGGGTTGTTGCTTGCGATAGCGGCACCCTTAACGGCTGCATCGGCACGTGGGTACGACTTTGAAATTTGATTTGCAAGATCAACGTTAGGCGGCGTAGTTGAGTTAGGATCGTTTGCGGCCATAAATTACTTCCCCAAAATGCTTGCTAATTGCTGCAATTCCGGTGAAGCATCTGGGTGCATCGCCAATGTTTGTACTACTTGCTTTGCTGACTGACCAGCAGGAACCGTTTGACCCGGCTGAATACCGAGAACACTCATGCCCGGACCAGCGCCAGTTGCAGCACCTGCTGTGACTGGCTCATTAGGGCGGGCAGTTGGAGCAGTCAATGGTGTGACTGGCTGTTGTGGTTGTTGCTGTTGTTGCGCGTTCTGCGCCATTTGTGCAGCAGATACGGGCGTTGGGGAAGGCGATGCTGCCATAGGAGCGCCGCCTTGGATCTGCATCATGTCCTGACCATCGCCGTAATTAGGCATGCCAGAGATGTAACGCATTGCTTGCTTTGATGCAGGTCCGCCATCGGTGCGTTGGCTTAAAGCCCCGGGGCCTGATTGAACAGCGGGACGTGCTGGAGCTTGATAGCCGCCTTTGCCTGCCATAATCACTCACCCTCTATAATTGTTTCAATGGTTCGGACAACATCATCGTGAAAGAGTTTTTGCTCTTCCGCGACATTTGCTTGATGTAGAAACATATTGCTCAATACATCAAAAAACTTTGCAAAACTTACAAATAAATCTTTTAACAAATGTGCAAAGAGAGCGACAACATCCCAGACGGATAACACCTGATTGGCGTTATCGCTCTCTTCGTCATACATTGATTAAGCGCGTGGCTTTCCAGCAGTTGTGCCAGAGCCGCGTGTGCCAGATGGCTGGACTGTGAACTTAATGTCTGACTTGCCAGTTGACTTTGCTGATGGTGCATCTTGGATGCCGGTCTTCTGAGTTGTCGCCTCAGATGATCCCATTCCACCCTGCATTGCCACCTTAACTGGTGGTGACTGTAGATTTGATTTGAATACTGCCATTTTTATCTCCTATAGGGAATTGGTTTTCTCACTCGTAACGTTAGGCGGGTGAGCGTCTGCTAACCGATGCAGCTAACTGCGGGTTACCAGAAGACGAAAGGCCTGCTAACAGGCTTTGCAAAGCATTGCCACCTTGGCCTTGCGGCGCGCCTTGTGCCATTGGTGGTTGCCCCGGCTGTGCTCCGGGTGTTGGCTGTCCTTGCTCTGCTCCCGGCATACCAGCAGGCTGTTGTGGTGCCTGTGGTGCTGGTGCAGGAGCAAATGCTTGCATGACAATCTCTTCAATAGGATCGCCTTTTTGACGGCCTTGAATCACCTGAGCAATGGCGTTGATAACCTTAGATGGGTCACCGCCTTGCATTGCGATTTGCGGTAATGCGTTTGCATACGAAGCAACGGCAGCCATAAGGCTGTCGCGTAGCTCTTCAACTTCAACACGTTCTTCTTCTTGGGTAACGTTAAGTTCCCAAGGCATTTGACGGCGGAGAAAGTCGCGTGAGATTAACTTATCGCCACGTGCCTGTAATCCGAATACCAATGCGCGGTTTGGATCAAGACCAGCCATCATGCCGTAGGTAACATCGCAAGAGTAATCTCCACGAATGTCATCTGCTGGCTTGTATGTGATCTGATATGGAGCACCAGCATTAATGCCGCGTACTTCTTTGGTTACATCGCCAAAGAGTTTCTCGTCCATCTTAAAGCATAGACGTATAACTTCTTTAAATGTTTCTGCGAATACGCCTTGTGCTGTCTTGACCTGTGTATCAAAGCCACCCATGAGCGCTTCAACGCCACGACCAGTGACGATAGAACCAGACTGCTGACCAAGTCGGCCTTCTGGATAACGTGAGCCAGTACGCATTTCCTGATCGAGAATTTCATTCTCTTGGAAAATTCCCGGTGGAACGTTAAGATCGACACGACGGATCTGCTGTGGATTAGCAGAGCGAATAGTCGCATCTGGACCAATCTCAAGAACGTTAACATCTGATGGCAAAGCAAATGGTGCCTGCACTGCCTTCTGTGCTGCCTCAAGGGCAAGAGAAGCAAAGCGTGAGCGAGCAACCTGTACCCACATAATGTCATCAAACTGACCACGCTGATGCTCATCTGAGTCAACGCCGGGACGAAGGGCAATGGCCACTGGAATTTCGCCAAGCTCGTTCATTACACGCGAAAGGACAAAGTTGTTGCGCTCAGGCAAAAATAAAACTAGCTGTTCTTTATCCTGATAGCGATACATCTCAAGGATGCGCTCAGAGTTACGGTTCTCAAATTGACCGCGGATGACATTTTCATGTTCAGGAAAGTCATTGATCAATTCGCGTACAGTCTTGACGTAGCGCTTTGAATATGAAACAAGGCGGTTGAATCTGTCAAACTCTGGGTAGGCACCGATAGGAGAATCGATGCGAATCATTGGGCGCTTGTTCTCGTAATCCGCTTCAATGAGGAATGGGAGCCAGCCAAAGGTGAGGTAGCGATCAGCACCGGTGTACATCATGGTCTGCAAGTTGGCTGTGTCGCGATAACCAGCAGCAATCATGGTGCGCTTATCAGCCCGCTTGCGAGAAAGGTCTGATGTGGTGTTGGTGGTCATGCAATTGAAAGCAGGGAGCGGAGCGATAACTTCGGCAACGTCACGTGCAGCAACGTCGATAAAGTTTGCGATCATAGGCTTTGGATAGTCCTCTGAGAACATACCCGGGAAGACCTGATCGATCTTGCCCTGACGGATCGCCAATAGATCGTCATAACGTGAATCACGTGTGAAGTAGTGCGCACGTAACTTTCGGAGCTTGTCCGAAATTACATCAATCTCAAGCACTATAGGTAACCCCCGTTAGCCGCTAATTTTTCTTTTTCGCGTTGATAGTCTTCAATGTTGATAACCCTACGACGCGATATTTGATCGCGTGTTTGGAATGGGTTTTTAATAAAGGAGCCGCCATAGGCTCCTGACTGGTTGATGTAATCGCGCATCTGAGTTTCTGCAAACCAGAGCGCCATGCAACCATCCTGCTTATTTTTGGTACCAGCGGACCAAGTGATCAATTGCTCGATGAGCGACTTAACGCCTTCATTGTCGCTGCGTGGCAAATCAATAAGGTTGTTACCCATGTGGCTGCCGAGCTTGTCAATTGTTCCAAATAGCGGAGCCATTGAGGCTACGCCAAATTCTGCATCCATCTTGTTGGCACCGGTATAGTGCTGAACCAAACGAATACCGCGTGAAGCAAGGTAGCGGTTAATCTCTTCGTCCATTGTCAAGAACAACTGAAATGCGTTCTTCTCAATAACCCAAACTGATGGCTTGTACTTCTCAGTCCACTCAAAGATCAGCTCGCGAATACGCTGTGGCGTAGGAGCGGGCATACGGCTTGCCTCTAGGACATAACGCTTTTGAGTTGTAATATCGCCAGCATAGGCAATCGAGAACGTATCGCCCGACATGGCTGGGTCCATTGAGCAGATGGTGTAATTGCCACCCAAGGTCTTTGGATGACCGGGAGAGCCGGGGCTAAGAGGGCCAATGGCTCTCATGCCTGATACCGAACCGCGAACAGCCTCGGGTGCGAAGACAGCCTCGCTGTCCACATCCTGCTGTTGATAAACCATTGCCCATGTCTTTGGGTCAAGCACACCGCGGCGCTTACGAAGGTTAGGACCGTCCCAGCGTGGGTACAATCCGTCTTCGCCTATATTCGCGTCATCTCCAAGCCAAGGCTTGTCTGAGCGGGGCCAGAGGGTTTTCCAGTCCTTTGGATCATCGGCAAAGTCAAGAACCGCTGGCATAGCCAGATATGTCCAAGGGGACTTGCCATCTGGATAGCGATCAGGGTTACGCATCTCGCGATATAGATCAATAGGATCTACGCGGGTGCCAACAACTAAAATCTTTCCCGTTGGACCGACACGGGTAAGCACTTCCTGCTGGATCCATCGGATCTGCTTCTCGTACTCATTTGAGTTGGACAAGGTCACGCAGTCATCAAGAACGATCAAGTCTGCGCGAGCACCATAAATCTGACCGCCAATACCCAAGGCTTGCAGGGTAGGGTCTTTTTCGCCCGAGTCGCGTTCAAGGTAGATCGCATCCTGCGTCCACTTGTCCGATGCTTCTTTGTAGCCATCCGCTGGGGCATAACGCCGCTGAAGTTCCGCGTAAGCGGGCTGAGTAAGCCGCTGCTTCACCGCGTAAAGAAAGTCCTTTGCCATGGTCAAGGTCTTAGACACGATCTTGATACGGATGTTCGGATCGATACAGATCCGATAGGTGATGTAGTCAATGCTGACCGTCATGGACTTGGCATGTTCCGGTGGCATGTTCACCAGCACGTAATTTGGAAAGCCCTCTTCGTACCGCATGCTTGGGTGAATCCAAGCAGGCTTACCCTCTTCGAGCATTGAAATAATGTTACGTTGGTGATCAAAGGTCTTGGAGTTGAGGTACTTGGCTCGAAAATCCTCGAAGCTGATCGAAGCATCCTCTTCGCTGATAACCCCATCTCGGCGCTGGACTGCCCGAGCTAAGTCCACCGCCTCTTTAAACTGAGCGTCAGAGGCGCGATAGTACTCGTAGGACTTAATTGACTTTCCAGTCGCGCGGACTGCGTCCGCGATGGAATAGCCTTTGGTGATCATTTCTAAGATCGTTTGCTTGGCCTGCGGAGCAGGCACTTTGCTATCTGGTGCGATCTTGTATTTATTAGCCGATGGCTTAGCCATACAATTCACCCACCTTAAATTCTGCGCCGCCCTTGGGGCGGTGCCTATGGTTCCCATTGGGAAATAACCTATGGGTGGCGTGTAACGCCGCCAACCCTTAAAGCGAAGGGCTACGCCCGGAGCGCTGGCCTTCGGTGAAACCTTCGGCCATCGGAAGGACGCTGGAAGCGTCCGTACTGTCGGGGTTTGCCACTGCGCCTCACAAACCCCTCTATATTGTATAAGGTGGGAAATTTGCCTTTTGTCCCGCCTTGAGGTGTGTGATCTTAGTCACAATACATAAAG